GTCGCCGTCGGTAACGGCCAAAACAACTGCAATGTAAAAATTTATCACGGTTTCCACCCCTTCATTGCCGCCGCAATTGCTACCGCCACCGCACCGATAAAAAGAAGCGGCTTTGCTACTTTGGCTAAGAATTCTAAAAATATAAAAGCTCCTCGCGCCGCATTGAACGCGCTCACGATGTCTTTCGTGTTTTTATCAATACTTTCGACTTTGCACTCAAGCGCTATCAAACGATTGTAAACCTCTTGCCTAGTAACGGTTTCTACCATTCCATTAACCCCTTTTACTTTTCACGTGGTATTGTCCACCTCACCCATCTCTAGTTTATTTATAACTTCGCAGACCTCGTTATAAGGCCGCATTTTCAAACTTTCGATAAGCAATCTCTTCTGGCTATCAGTCAAATCTACTTGCATAAAACCCTCGCAAGAAACCAAGATTTTTAATATTAAATCCTATAAGTCGTAAACGTATTCGCCGCCGTTTTAATCGTCCTAAAACTTGCACTTGTATTTGCCGCTATCGTTGCATTTCCAACATAAGTGTGACCAGTGCCGCCAGCCATTGTTATGGTGAAACCCGCCAAATTCACTACTGACCATGTGAAACTTCTAAACGTTTCAAGCGATGCCAATACACCCGCATCAGTTAGCGTACCTGTCGGGAGTGTAAATGTTATATTTGCCGCCGGTGTTGATTGAATCACCAGCGTTAATATCTGAGCAATGGTCAGAGTACTGGTCGCGTTAAGCGTCGTGATTGCGCTATTGCCTTGATAAACAACACCGCGCGAACTCGTGCCCGCATCTCCAATTCTGCAAGCAACGTTTGTTCCTGTGTAAAAATTGTGGTATGAACTGGTATTTTGCACCGAGTACCACATTGTATCTGTAGATAAACCGATGGCAAAATCTAAGGTGGATCCGGTCAACGTTTGCCTAAATGCTATCTTCGTCCCTACTGTCCGAGTTGTTAAGGTTGGTAACCCAGAGCCAGACGTATAAAAATCAATTCGGTTTCCGGTGCTATTCGCCAAAAATAACCCACCAGAATTATTGTTGGGACTAAAGGCTTGGTCAATTGCCACCTGCCCTAGCGTAGAAACTGAGTAGAACGTCGGCGTGGAGTAGTTTGACAGCAATCCGTCAAGATACAAAGGAAAATTGTTACCCGTCGGTGCGGTAGTACCAAATACAGTTCCAGAATGCACCCATGTTCCGCCGCTCGTGTTTACAGAATACGACCCGATGCCCGTGTTTTTATTTCCAAGCGCAAGCACATAAAAATCATACTGCGTATTGCTGACTTGCACGGCTAAAGTGCCAGAATTACTCAGTGCTCCGCCTTCACCAAGAATTAAGCCACGCCCCCAAGCGTAAAAATTACCTGTGCTCCCTGCGGTAAAAGTCACGCCATTGCTTGTCGAAAACAAGAACTTATACTCGCACACTCGTCGAGTATCTAGCAATGTCTCATCTTGATAAACTATTGATAAATTCAGTTTTTCTCTGGTTTGTGTAGTAGTCCAGCGACCTAAGTAAATGTAAGTATCCGAAGCACCGTTGTTAGCTGGCAATGTGTTTGTGTATAGTTTCGCATTGCCTACCGAAAGGGTCTCAGCCGAATCTGCGAACCCTGCGGCGATTTTTTTCCAAGAACCAAAAGCGTTGTTTTCATTAAACCGCACGCTCATGTAGTATTTATTTTCACTCACAGCCCCTCGTGGCACAGCAAACATCGCACCGTAGGACCCTGTACCAGTCGCTGGATACGGCGAACCGAGCCCGATATACCACGAATAAAACATATTAAATACGCCGCTACCAGTGCCAGGACCGTTTGTTGCACCTCGAACAAAGCGATAGCCAAAACCATAGCTGGGCGTGGTGGCATCAAATTGTGATCTTAAATTAAAAACCTCACCCGTGCTATTGAAAATCGATTGCACGCTTAAGTTATCAACGTTTCCAAGGCCAATACTTGTTTTGGCTTGCGCGGGCGTTTCCAATACCCAACTTGTGCCATTTCCAACAATAAAATTATCAGCCGTTGGCGTTAAAGCTGCGATAGCTGTTAAATCAGAATCAAGCGGTTGCGCGTCTGTTATCCCGTACCCCCCCAGCGTTGTTGGCTTGTTGGTAATGTCTGAAAAAGCTGGTGTGATGGTGACATTGGTTGAAGACGTTAATCGGCCTTGTGGGTCTACGGTGTACTGCGCTACTTGAGTGGCGTTTCCGTATGTGCCTGCCGTCACTGTCGTATTGGCTAGGGTCGTGGCAAAGCTGCCCGTGCCGCTACCTGTTACGTCACCCGTTAAGGTGATAATCTGATCGCCAGTGTTTGCTCCACTGATCGATGCATTACCTGTAATTGCTAGGGTTGAGTTTGCGTTTGTTAAACCCGTGCCGCCATACGCTGCATCAATAATCCCGCCGTTTGGTATTTGAAAAATCTGCGTCCAAGAAAGTACTAAATCTCCTGCTATTCCTGCTGGGGCAGTAAAAACGGTTAACGCACCGTCATTAGCAAATTCGTATTTTGTTGCTGTACCGTTCTGCAAATATTGCCAAGCGCTCAAAGGCCCGCTTTGCAAATATTGTGCGTTGACAGCCATGTAGCTGCCCTGCGGGTCTAGTGGGCCGAATGACAAGATATTTTCTAAGGTGATGCGGTTTTCAATTTTTAACGCGCCTATGCCCGTGGGCGTGATGAGAATATCTTCGCCGGCTTGAGTGCTGGTGATACCGCTCGGGCTAATGCTTAGGTTGCCCGTGACTAGCTCAGGCACTTCGATTTGTGTTAAAAATTTCTTCGCCATCTATTACCCCGTAACCGTTACTCGTAATGAGTTTAATGCTGGGGCAACCGCAAAAGCTACAGTTACCACGTTGTTGTTTGTGGCCGTAACATCGCACTCCACTTGGAGATTAGTCACAGCATCCCGCACTTGCACAATCACATCTTGCGAGCCAAGTGAATGAGTAACCGCTATCGATGTGGCCGAACCGTCGCCTATGGTCTGAGCATATATTCTGGCTGCTGCTACCGTCGCATTTACAACGCCTGTTAAACGTCCGTAAGAATCAGTGTTTACCGACTGCACAAACGTAATACCTGCCGTTCCTGCGGTGTCCGTGCGGGCGACTGATGCCAAGTCAATCGAATCTGGATTGACTACAATACGTGCACTACTGGCCGTTACAACGTTAAGTGTGTTTCCAGTCTTTGTTAAACCGTCTCCCGCTGTGATCTGGCCTGCGCCGCTGAACTGCTCCCACGTTACTGAGGTAGTGCCAAGCGTCCCACCCGCATCTACTGTGCATACCCAGCCACAATCGCCGTTTACCGTGCCCTCTTCAACAAACGCAAAGGCACTGATCAACTCGTTCCATGTGTTCGCGTCGGCTGTGCGAGTCCATGTTGTCGCTGAAACTGAGTAAATGCCGTTTTCTGCCGGTGCGCTTTGATTCTTAACAATCACCCGATCCCCAGCCACAAGTGATACCCCGTCAACGGTTTGCAGTCCACTCAGAGTAATGTTCACTGTTGTGGCTGCGCGTACACTTGATTTCACATCCAAGCCTTGGGCCACTGAATCCACATACAGTTTATTGGTTGCGTCCGTGTCCAACGTTGGCGTTGCCACATTGGTGATCTTGAACCCGCCAAGCGAAACATCTGCCGTCGCTGCTGATAATGCACTCAACGGGATTGCGCTGTGATCTGCGGCCGCGTGTCTGTGCTGGTGATCGGCTCGTGCGTAGTCTGTGCTTGTGCCGTCGCTCGCAGTGGTTGCAAGGTTTGCAACCGTCCCAAAAGCATTCGATTGAGTCCACCCGCCTGAGCCATTGCCAACATATAACAATTTTGAATCCGTTGCAAAGTACAACGCCCCCGCCGCCGAGGATGTACCTTTTGCGGCCTCCGTGCCCGTGCCCACATTCCCTACTGGGTTCCATGCCGTGCCTGAGTAAACCTTAAGCGTACTCGTGCCAGTGTCATACCATGCCTGCCCCGCGCTAGGGCTCACTGGTGCTACTGCGCTTGGGTGCAACAGTGCATTTAATAAAGAAAGGTTTGATAAATCGATTGGGACTAAAAATTTACGTGACATGGTGCACCCTTATGAAAGATAAGCGTAACCGCTGATCGCCGCGGCGAACGTGATTGTTAATTGGTTTGCGCTGATATGACTTACAGTGCCCTCGACATTCTGACCGCCGTATTCGACCACCAAAACACCGCCCGGGCGATATGTCAGATTGTGCGTAATCGTCCACACCGTCGCTGGTGTCATTTGCTCATAAGCAAAACTGCCGCCGGTTGCTCCGCGTAGGCCAGTAGTTGTTAACGAAAGCTCGACCGTCGTTTGATCTGGCGAAACTACCTCGATCGTGCTCGTCTGGCCGGGTGTAATAACGATCTGGCTGGTCATTGTGTGATGTCCTCGCTCACCGAAATGTTAAACGTCTGGCTTGATCGTGTCACGTTGTCGGGGTCTACAAACTGAATATCACTTCGTAGTTCATCAATCGGCCATGACGTTGTTAAACCACCTGACAAAGTAAATACGCCCGGGTTAGTTGTTTGGTTTGCTTTGGCGGCCGTTAGCTCTGCCACCAATATGCCCGATGAATCCCGCACTTGTGCCCGAATCGTGTAATCCTGCACCGTCGCCGCCGTGCCGTTTTGTTTATACGTGCAAGCCAAAGTGAGTGTATCGCCACGTTTTATGGCTACGGTTGCCGGCTGGTTTTCGCAACAATCAAACACTTTTCGCCCCCCAAAACCAAAACAAACCTAAGTGCCAAATTACAAACGGCATAAGCAAAATCATTTTGCCCTCTTGTCGTAAACCGACCAAACAAAACCAATCAGTGTCAAAACTGCGCCAATGACTGCTTCGAGTGTTGCCCCGTCGATGCCGTAACTAGCCGCCATTGCGCCGCCTGCGGCTGTCAAAATGTGGCGCGTTAAACCTAATGCAATCTCTTTATTCATGCTACCGCAACTCCTGTATCAAATAAAATCTCTGTGTTATTTTCGGTTTCCACCCAAGGTACACCAAGCCTAGTCACTATCATGTTTGATTTGCTTGTAACTTGCAGGATTACGTTTGATTCTATTAAGTTCCTTTGTTGTTCCGTTAAAAACCAACCAAACACCTGATCTTGTCTTAGTTCTTCGTATGGCGTGAAACATTGCGCATGGTCAACTATTAACTTGGCCTCTCCACGTTGCACGCCACCGTATTTAACGCCATTTACTATTTCAAAACCTTCGCATTTCCACCAAACGGAAATCACAACATTTTCGTACTCACCAACTCTCGGCAAAGCATCCATGTGGGTTATCGACCACTTAATCATTTTGCCTCCATTACTGCAATGCGGGCAGTGAGTGATTCGATTAGGGATTGCTGTTTTTCAATCAAGGCTTGCTGTTGTTGTACTGCATTAACTAAAAGCCATGTGATTTCCGTCGCATCAAGTTTCTTAATGTCTGTTTCTAACTCATCTTCTTTGTTTAATTTTGCTTTGTACGTTTCAACGGTGTCCGGCAAAACTAGCATGGCTTCATCTGCAATTAACCCAATGCCATTTGTTCCATCAACTGTGCCGCCTTTACCGTTATAAACCCAAGTTTTAACTTGAACTTGCATCAGCTCGGCAATGCCTTTTTTGTATGGCGCAATATTTCGTTTTAACCGAGCGTCAGAAGGATTTGACCATGTTGTACCTGATGCCTTTTGAGCCGCAGAGCCTAATAAAATGAATGCCCCGCTCGCATCTAGCGTCATCTTCGGATCGCCAAACGGTATAGTGCTTCCTGCCGTGCCTGCGGGGGCTGAGTACCAACCGTAGCTGCCACTTGTTTGCGTAAATCGTGAGGAGCCTACTCCAGTTGTTTGATATTTCCACGTGGTGTCAAAATATGCGTTTGATGCTAAATTAGTATTATTGCTGTCGCAGAATAATAGCCCTGATGCAGGAGGGCCAAACTGTATAGAAGTTCCGGATGGTGCGGAACTCGGGTTAACACCTACGCCAACATTCCCACTTGCATCAACAACTACCCTTTGCGCTCCACCAGTGCTAATAGCCACCTGATTTGCTGCGGGAAAATACAAGCCCGTGTCGGTGTCGCCTGTGGGTGCGATTGAGGGGGCTGCGGCTGTGCCTGCGGCTACCGGCATGGCTTGAATGGCTGCCTCAAGGTAGTCAGAGATGTTAGCCGGCGTCAATCCGTCGGTTACGTTGTTGGCTTGATATTCCGCTATGAACTGGGCTACGCCTGCGCTAATGAGTGAAGATTGACGCAGAGCCTTGTTCACCAGTTTTGAACGTGCTACACCCGGCTGATTTCCGATTAACCTCTGAGCGTCCGCGTCATACTCGGCCTGCGTCAGTAAGTTGGTTGTCGTGTCGGTTTGTGCGAATCTTAAAATCTCATTGGTTGCCATTTTTAATCACCTTTCAAATATCATAGCGCACTTACTTCATAAGCCCATTGCGCTGAATCCCAACCACCCAATGCTGCGTTGTCACAATCCCAACCGAGTAGCTTTCCTTCGCTCGGTGCGATGGCGTAATAGTTAACCCGCACGCCCGCCGGTTTGAGTGGCAAATAGCCTTGCTCTAGCAAAGCCCGCTCGATGGCGTCCAGCGGCTGGCCGCTGATTGCCACAACCATGGTCATGTCCTGGTTGTCCTGAATCACCACAAACGAATCAGCGAACACGCTCGCCCAAATGTCGTAAGCCTTTTCAATTGTGCCGTCCCAGTTGTTGGCTGCTATCTTGGCTTTGAGTAGCGTTCTGAATGAATCGTCCGGTAATCGGGTTAAGCCGCTGGTAGGGTCAAATTCTCCTTGCCATGTTCCCTGCTCCCACCCCTCAGAATCAAGCGAACTGTCCCATGTCAGATATACACCCGTTAGCGGTGTATTAAGGTTCCTAGTGATGCCCGCCCACTGCCCGATAATGTCCAATTGCTGGCCGATTGCGGTGTCTAAATCGTAATCCTGGACCAAACCCTTTAGCGTGTCCTGCAACGCAATTAAGGGGCTAACAGTGGCTTGCACTGTGGCGACAAACTTTGGTTTGTCACGGTGCTGGCTAGTGATTAGGTTTAGATATGTTTCGATGGTCATAAGACAATCACGGCCACATTGATTGACGGATCACACTGCGCCACCTCGTTAAACGTCAGCACGATGTTTGATGTTCCGAAACTGCCGGCGTTTTTCTTAATGCGAATCTGGGTTATGTTGAATGTCGCCCCCGCCGCTACCGTCGGCAAGTTGGCCGGTACGTATAGTTTGTTAAGCAGCACGTCCTCGCCGATCTCGATCGATTCGATTGACCGCGCCACCGCCTCTGAGATGTCCGAAGCAAATGAAGCGGTATAGCCTGCAAACGGTTGAATGGTTATCTCAACCCCAATCGTTGCGACCGTTGGCCGGAAAAAATTGATAGTGTTCGGGATCCCGTAGCTGTCAAACGTGGTTGCGCTGGTGGTTCCATAGGTTGCCGTGCCGGGTGTTTTCTTCAAAGCAATAGCATCGGCAATGGCTTGATTTGTTCCGCCTTCTACGACTAAAGCGATGCTGTGCGCTGGCAGTCCGTCACCGTCCGTGCTGTTGCTGTCGTTTTCGTAGCCTCTGAACCTCGTCACCCCTGCCAAGCTCGCCACCTGCCCGACAATGCCGGCTAGGATTGATTGCGATGGTAGTGCGGTGCTGGTGGTTTGCCGTTTGCGTAATTCTGCATCCGTCTCGACTGCTACCCCAACAGTTGCCGCTGTCGGGTTATTGACACTTTGCCAACCAAGCGTTGGAGTGTTGATCTTGTTGATCGTGCCTGCCTGCGCTGTTACCTCGCCAATCTTCTCAGCAGTGGCAGTCACGGTAATTGAACCGCCGGCGGGTATGGTCACGCTGGCTGGTAATAACCATTTCTGGTCTAATGCGTCCACCGCTTGCCCATTGGTTATGACCGTACCGGCTGCGCCAACCACCAGCAAATCGGCGGTGGAATACGTAGCACTCCGCCTGCGGATTCCGTTGATCTTAACCTGTCTGCTAAGTGCATCAGATTGAGCGGTGGTGGGCGAAAAGCTCGAATAAACCGCCGCGCATACCTGCATCGTTTCAAATATCGCCAACGCGTTAATGGCTATCCATTGCCCGTCTTGACTGTCTGCGGTGATGTAGGTGTCTGCTCCGAAGATGTTTTTATACTCGTCGGTTAAATATTGAAGTACGGTGGGGTAGTCGGGGTAATGAAAACCTGTCGCATCAACGTAAACC